AGCAATTTACATTTGCCCAGAAGGAAACAATTGTAAAAGCTTATAAAGATATTGAAGTTAATGTTACGTCACCTGGTACAACAACAGCACAGTTAACTTTAGCCGCACCAGTAAGCCCAGCACCCACACATTGGGCAGGTCAAGTTATAGAGGTTGATGGTGTTGAATATGAAATAGCATGGGTGCAAAATACCACTACATTGTGGTTAACAACAGACAATCCAAGCTATGCAACAGCAACTACATTTGCTGCAAAGATTAAGTTTAGGTATTTAGATCTACCATCTGATTGTGTTGCTATTATGAATGTGGCTAAACGATCAATGACGTTAACACCACAAGAACCTGGTATGTTTACACCAATAGCCAGGTATGAAGACGAGTATTACAACCTACCGTTAGATGAAGTTAACCTTCCTAACTTTTGGATTCCTTATGATGAATACCATGTATCTACACCAAGAGCGGTTAAAAGCATGGCTACTGCCGGAGCGTCAGGTACAAGCGTAACTTTAAATGTATCTATGTCATATGTCTATGCAGGTAGAGAATCAGCATTATCTGCATTTACAACCATAACAACAGATAAAGCAAACTTAACTGTAAACTTTACAGTGCTTCCAAACAGATCAGGATATTATCGAAAAATATATGTAAGCAATCCAGCAGCAGGTTGGAAAGGTGAAAGGTGTTTAAATATATCAGGATCAAGAATAAATCTAATTCCATTAACAAGTACATCAGAAGTATTTGATATTAGGTCAGTGGTTTTTGAAGATGATTTTGAGTTTAATACAGAACCCTACACTGCTATAGATGGCAATACGCAACGCATACGGCTGTATCCAAGACAAGATCAAGACTACGATATAACAGTTCGATATATGTTTAGACCACAGCCATTGGTTAATGATAACGATACGCCAGAAATGCCATCATCTGCTCATCATATATTAGCATACATGGCTCTTAGAGAGCTGTTTGTTAAGTTAGACAACTTGCCACAAGCAAACATGTACGAGCGTAAAGTAGCTCAAGAGATGGTTAAACTTGAACAAAGATACCTTACGCAGATTCCTCGAAGATTTGTTAAACGCGGTATGCTTGACGGTGTTGTTAATCCTCTCCCCTTGTACACACCTTTGACCAGAACATGAAAAATACTACCGTACAAATAAAAGCCTTATCTGGTTTATATGAAAAATTACCACAAGCACAAGATGGTGCTACTGAATTAATCAACTGGACGGTAGATAAATACACTGGTGGATGGGATAATCGCATAGGATATGAGCGTTATAATCCATTGCCAACAGGATCATTTGCACCGTTTGCTGCGTTAGGACGTATTGATACAATGTTTGTATTTTCGCGTCATCAAGGTGCTATGCAGTCAGTATTTTTAGAATCAAATGGAACACTGTATCAGTTAAATGAAAACAGCGGTCCATCGATGGATCTAAAAACAATATCATCTAATAGAACTAAGCCAGCACAAAATGAGTCTGGTACGCAGTATACAACTTATGCTAAGTGGTTAATTGTTAGCAATGGTTACAATAAAGCGTTTAAATATTCTGGATGGCCTATACATCAATCGTCAGTATCGTTTACACCATACATATTTGATTTAGGATGGAATACGATACCAACGGCCCCTGTACCATGGGGCGTTACTAACTGGGCATCTGGATTATCAATTAATGGAACAAGTATAAGTGTATACTATGATATTACATCTGATGCTGGATTAGGAACTAATACAATTACATCTGGTAGTGTAGGTGATACTAACAAATATAAGTATCGTGTAACGTTTATTAATAACGCAGGTGCAGAGTCTCCACTATCAGAAGAAAGTACAGAAGTTAGATGGAATACAGAAGCTCCTGGTGGTACGCAATATAAGTATGCTATCTATATAGAAATACCAATGGGTCCAGAAGGTACGGTAGCCAGGCGTTTATACCGTACAAAAAACTATGGTACTGCCGCTGTAGGCACTGAATCAGATTTTTATTTTGTTAAAGATATTAATAACAATACAGATGATGCTGTGTATGATGCAGTTCCTGATGGTGCATTGGGATCACTTGCGCCAGATGAATCATCAAGTATTTTATTTCCAGCTACCAGAACACGCTTTAGCGCGGTATATAAGGACTGCTTATTTGTAGAAGGCGGTGCTGATAATGATACCATGCTTTTTTATAGCAAACCCACGTTGCCAGACCAATATGAAGCAACAAGTTTTATCGAGCTGGGCAACCGCAATAGCGGTGGGATTACTGGGCTGCACCCTTACTTCAACTTTCTATTGGTATTCAGAGAACGTGGAATAGACGCCATAATGGGCGATTATCCTAACTTTACTGCTGTACCTATATCAACAGAGGTTGGAACACGCGCAATCAATACAGTGACCAATGTGCCTGGTGTAGGGATAATGTTCTTAGCGTCAGATGGTGTGTATACTGTAAGTTCTAATATGGAATATTCAGACAGTCCTGGTATTAAACAAATATCAAAGCATATGTTAAAGACAATGAATCGTATAAATGAAGATTGTCTTGGTAAAGCTTGCGCTATTTACTCTCCTAAATGGCAAGAATGGCATTGTTATTACCCTGCTGATGGAAACAATTTTCCATCGTTAGGTATAGTTTATCATTTAGAAAAAAATGCTTTTAGTACAAGAGAAGAGTTTCCAGTTAGCGCAATAGCCAGAGATTATATAGGAAATATATTTATTGGTAGTACTAATGAAGGCAATGTCCAACCTGGAGTATTTGTAATATCAAAAAAACGTGCTGTTGGAGAACGATTAGATGGTGAAAACATTGTAGATCTTGCACCACCAATAAGTACTTTTAGAAGTCCATGGATGGATATGGGAGATGAAACAGTAAAAAAACATGTTCATTTTGTATATCTATATGTATTAACGCAAGGCGATAACCCTATATCTATAGAATACTTTAAAGACTTTTATTATACTGGCATTGCTGCTGAAGGTCGCAAACTGCAAAGAGCCGATCACAATGATCAATCAGTGTACAATACCGCACAAGTAATTACAGGATCTGATACGCCATGGGAAGAACCATTAGCAACTGCTATACGTTATCCAATAGCACAAGGATCATGCAGTCATTTTCAGTTTAAAATTAACACAACAAATGATATTGTATTAATAGGGTATGCAGTAGAGTTTACTGCTGCTGGTACTAAAATGATAGCAGGTAAGAAAGTATGAAACGATGGACTGAAGCAGATATTAGAAATGCTAACATCGTTGATTATGAACAATTCAACAATGAATACAATGCAAGTAAATCGTCTATTAATGGTGGATTAGATCGATCACAGATTCCTCAGCTAACAGTTAACAAAAATCGAATAGTCGATAACGCATTGCATCGCGTGTACTACAATGATGAAGGTGAGTTTACTACTACAAGTCCATATGTAGACCCATCATCACCTGTATTAACATTAGGTGAGTTTAAAGGTTTAACATACAGTACATACAATGGTGGTTGGATTAATGTAGTAGAGCGTGAATACACTGGTTTAAAAGATGGCATGATGCAAATAGAGTTTATGTGCCAATTGTTTATTCATACACAATTTTCTATGGTAGACAATGGTGGTACGCCAACTGTAAACGATAAAGGTGTACAAATAGCAATAGAATGGAATGGCGTGTCATTGTTAAATACGTTTGATTTTAGTATGCCAATACAAACAGTGCGCATATTTGCAAATACTTTTAGTCCTGGTGGTAATGGTAAGCTTACAATAAAAGCAAGGATGACGCCAAAAGGACAAACTGATTGGTTACATAAAGTTCAGTTTCATATGTTTGCTATGCGAACATTATTAATAGGTAGATGGCGATGAGTAGATTAGTAAATAATAATTTTAATCGTGATACGAAGCTTGATCCATCATCATTAAACTCTAAGTTTCAAGATGTATCTACCGCAGTTAACTCTCAAGTTGATGATAACAATATAAGAGATTCAGCTATAGATATTCCACAATTTAATATTGGTGCAACTAATGGTAAGCAAGGAATACAATTGTCTGCAAATGGTATAGCCATTAATGAGTTTTCAGGAGCTACTGTTACACATACATCACTTGCTACACCTGTACAATTAGGATCTAATTGGACTGCATTTGGTGGTCAATTAGTAGAAGGTGATACTATACGGGTTTACTGGCACTCTAAGTTTAGTAAAGATTGGGATGATACGGCTGCAATAAGCAATAAAACACGATTATTAAATAGGTTTTTTGCTACATATTTAGAATGGAACTTTAATAGTGCAGGGTTTACACCTGTACCTGGACAAACATTATTTAATAGGGCAACAACTACAGCACCATTAACAGCAATAGGAACAGAGGTTGAAAACACAAAAGCTACTTGTTTAATACAGTTTGTTAGAATTATTAATGATGGAACAACTGCCGCTAATATTGCACCTACTGATCCAGCACCAACTAATAATGATGCCTCAGTAGTATTATCAGATATTACAGACTATTACCCAAACAGTAAGCATATGGCTTCTGGATGTTGGGTGCATACTGTTACAGGATCAGAAGCAGGTTCTGCTACAATACAATTTCGGTTAATGGCAACTGGACCTGTAACACCGTATTATGAAAATGCAGCAGGTAATGAAAACAATTGGTTGGTTGGAGATCTTGGTGGGCCAATTGCTTTGGTTGCACCAACAATAACCTTTAATGATACTGATATGGTATTTATGGTCATGAGGTCTAAATGACGTATACACCTATAAAAACATGGGCATCAGGCAATGTATTAACTGGTGATGATTTAAATACAGAAATGATTGGATTGCGTAAATATACGCATCAAATTGGTAATACTGATTTAAAAAATGCAAAGTTTGTAGATACACAACATGTTATGCCCGGAACAATAGATGCACAAACAAATGTTACACACAACTGTACAGGTGTATTTGGTGGTCAACAACATTCATATCAATCATTAAACTATACGTTTTTAACCAAGTACAATACAACAAGAACATCAGGCAATACAAATAATATATTTATTCCCGAAACATCTTTTACAATAAACTTAGGTAGACCTGCTACAACTTTGTTTTCATGGTGGATTCAAGAACAGTCAAGTAAAGATACAACTGTATCTAATGCAAAGCTTAACTATTTTGTTGGCGCATATAATGATACAACCACACCAAGCGGAACGCATGTATCTATGGGTGAGTCGCAGGCAAAAATTATTCATAATAACACTCCATTTAATGCAGGTAAAAATATATCAGCATCAAGTTATTTGACTGGGTTTACAGTATTAGATGGTTCATTATTAAACTTTTTTATGGGTTTACGCGGTCGTACTGAAAACAATCATTGCCAAGTATTGTCTTGGGGTGTATGTTTAGAACTTTTTTATATGTAGGTGAAATATGGATCCATTAACAATAGCAGGTTTAATTGCAGCAGGTACTGGTGCTATAGGTGGTGCAGCTATGACGGCTTCTGAAGCTTATGGAGCCATGACACCAGAACAAAAAAAGAGACTACAAGAATTAGAGCGTATGGAAGCTATAGGTATGCTTGGGGGTGATTATAATGTTGCTATGGGTAAGCAAATGACCCCAGTACAAGGTGCTATGCGTGAGGCTAAAGAACGTATGGCACAAAATGTATCAACGCAAGATATGTCTTCTGGTGCTTACTTTAGAGGCCAGCAAGCTATGGAGTCTGCTGCTGCTAAAGAACGTAGTGATGCTGCAAAACGCGCACAAGTTGATATGGCACAACAAGCAGCAATGAATAAACAAGAAATGGAAAGATTAGAAGCCTTGCAAAAGATTCAAGATGATTGGTGGAAATACGGATTAAAAGATTTGTTTGGTCAAACTGGAGAAATAGGAGCAGAGCTAACTAAATTAGGATTAGCAAAAGAAGAACAAGAGGCTCTTAAAAATTCGTCACAAAAATATGATGAATATATGTTTAGGACTTATGGTATTTCCCCAAAAGATTCTGGTAAAGCAAACAAAACTTATAAAGCATTAACAGGTCAGGACAGGAATAAATAATGGCACAAAAATACAGAAGTCCTTTCGCACAAGCTATGAGCTATTATAGTGGACATATACGGCAGCAAACACAAATGGCATTTCAAGAAGCTGCAAGACAAATGCAGTCAGAGCAAGCATCTGAATTAGCACAAAGACAATACTTAATGGATCGTCTTAAATTAGAATACAGCCTTCTTAATGGTTTAAGAAAACAAAAAACTCAGTTAAAAAAACAAGTAAGTAAAACTGGTGCATCACCACAAAAATTATCTGAATTTACTGGATTATCTAATGCTTATACTAAAGTGCAAGCTGATTATTTAAAGGCTACATCTGAACTTGATGCTTCTGCTGTTGCAAAAATAGATAAATATAATAAAGCGTATATTATACAGCCAGATATAAAAGCAGCTATAAATGCGTATGTGCTACGAACTAGTAAACCAGCTTTACAATTAACTAACAATCATAGGCTTGCAGTACATTTAGGTACGCCAGAAGGTGGTAATGTTGATTCTAATAATGCACAAGAATTGGTTAAATTACAAAAAGCTTTTGCAAAAATACCAGACGATGAATTTGGAACAATACAAAAAAGAAGAGCGTTTGATTATTTAATATTTGAAAAACATGATGGAATGGGCAATCCTCGAATTATCGGTAAAAGATTAGGTGAAGCAAGAGATAAAATAGAAGAAGCTTTAAAGCGAGGTATAGTTGAATTTGCTGATATAGAAAAATTATCAGTAGAAGATGCAAATACACAACTTGCAGAACGTATTAATGCATTAAATATATCTCCAGATAAAGCAGCTTCTTTAGCAGGTTTGAAAAGAAATGCTGCAAGATTAGAAGTAAAAATTAATAATTGGGGCAAAGATAACAATGTTACTCCTGTACAAATGTCTGAAATAAAAGATACTATTGGAAAAACAACAGAATCTATGGACTCTGCGCAAAAAAGAATTACTGAACTAACAAGTCAATTAGATAAACCAAAAGTAAGTACAGGCCCACAAACGTTATCAGAACGTGCTGGTAACATATTGTTTAAAAATGAGTTGCAAAAAATAGCTAACGATAGAATGAAACAAGCATTGAAAAACATGCCTGATGAAGAAAAGCAATTCTATAAATATTATAAACGTGCTGAAGAATTATCTAATAAAGGTATACCAGCTCATGGTGATGGTTTAAATCATAGTGGTATTAAGAAAGCTATTGATACATATATAAAAGATTATGATCCAAATGAAACAACAAACACTAATATCTTAAAAGATTATTTAAATTATCAAAAAGGATTAGAGATCCCCGAACAATTAAAAGATGAAATGACAATACGCGGCATTGCACGCATTTTTGATACTGTAAAAGGGACAGTCCAAGAAAATGAAAATTTTGAAAAGGAAATAGAAAAGAATTTTAAACCTAAAACAAAATCAAAAACAAATAAATTACCTGCCCCACTTGCTAAAGACGCAACTTTAGGTGATGCTTCTGATAATATAGAAACAGGTCATCGTTTTGAAAGAACATTTACAAAAACAAGAAATGGCGTAGTTACAAGTAAAAAATATTACTATGAATTTACTGGATTAGATGCAAATGGTAATCCTAAATTTAAATATATTGATCCAAATGGAAGGCGTAAAGATCCCAATCCAGCTCAATTCGAAGAAGCAAAACGACTTTATGATAAAGAAAATAGGTAGCACACATGGCATATCCTGAAGGACAGTATTCTGATAAGTATATATTTTCTATACCGTTTGGTAGCGAAGAATATAATAAGCTAAGTTTTGCAGATAAAGAAAGATATAAAAAGCTTGGAATGGAAGCTGCAACAGGTAGAGGCGTTGGTTATCAATTAAAACTTGCACAAGATTATAAAGCATCACAAGAAGATGTATTAAATAAAGCAAGAAGAAAATGGTTAAAAGAAAATGCTGGTATAACTCTTGAAAGATACAAAGAACTTCAAGAAATAGATGAAGATCCATATACTCCTTATCGTTCTGAATCATGGGTTGGTATGCAGGGCCGAGGCTACATGCAAGATATGCCAGCGTTGCCTTTAGAGTTAGAGTATTTAGAAGCAACAGATGATGGTCAATATAATCAAATACCTGATGCGAAAGGATATTTAAAAGAAGGCGATAAATATCTAACGCGCATTAGAAAACAAAGAGCTGAAGCTGAAGCAGAAGAAAAAAGACAAAAACGTGTAGAAGATTTGGCTTTAAAAGAGTTTCAAAAAGAAAGATATTTACAAAAAAATGTTGATCGTTCTGGTGCAAGAGGATTGGGTAAACAAGCTATAGCGGTAGCACGTTTTTATTTGCCTCGATATATGCAAGAAAAAATAGGTTTAAATACTGATGTTGTTGCAGATACAAAAATAGCTGCAGGTAAAGCAAATGCAGATGAACAACAAAGAATTATAAAAAAACTTAATGAAGGTAAACCAACATCTGAAATAGAAAATAAAATAGCCGTTTCGGCTTTAGCAAAAGGATACATTGATGGAAATGTTGGGGCTAACTCTAAAGAAGCAGCAATAGTATTAAATGATATTGATCATTTACTTTTTGAACGATCTAAATATTTTACAAAAGAACAAATAAGAGAAATACAAAAACTAAATGATGTTACAATTAAACAAAATGATCTTGCCAAAATAAGACAAAAAACATTTAGCGTAACTCAAAGATTATTATTGCAAGATATGATGGCAAAAAATGCTGTTAATGATGCAAAGTTAAGTCCTGAAGAGTTTCAAAAAGTTAAATTAGATCGTATAGAAAAATCCAGAGCTGAAGCTTTAAGAGTAGCAGAAACAATTAATTTTACTATAGCTTCTGGTGATCCTAATTATCGCTCACAAAAGATTAGATCTGATATTGTTGATTGGGAAAATAACATCATTTTAAAAGATGGAGTTAGAAGAAAAGCTACAACATTAGAAATGTTAACAAATGCTTTTAAGCCACAAGTAATACAAACAGCAGCAGAAAGAGATGCGTCTTTAGCAAAAGTTAGCATAGCAAAAGCATTAGATGCAGATGAGCAAGAAAAAGCAGATCAAGATAAATTATATAAAGATTTACAAGATAAAATAGATGGAGAAATGAAATCGCTTGGAATCTTTAAACAATACAGTAGACTTGATGGTGACCTTTCAAAGTTTAAAGATCAATATCCTAAAGAATATAATATATATAAAACTATAAAAAATAGATATGCTTTAGATGAAGAAGGAAATATAACTGATAAATCTTTAGAAAAAGCATCAGAAAAAAAAGATAAAGGTTTTTTGCAATCATTATTAATTGATGATCAAGGCCCAGAATGGACTGAGTCTACAACAGCAGCATTATTAAGAGGCCCATTAAATATAGCACCAGGCGCCATACACGCTTTTAATGTAGCATTACCAGGTAAAATATATAAGGGTGATCAAAAAATAGATAAAGAACGTGGGTTTTTTGATCAATGGATGATTAATGTAGGAACCTTGCAAGGTGTAGGAGAAGCAGCAGAATTAAGAATTGATCCAGATGCATTTCCAATACAAAGGTCAAGAGCTAAAATGCAAGGGTATGCAACAGAGCTTGTTGTACCAGCTACTGGGCTTTTTACTTTAGCGAGAAATGTTGGAAAAGCTGGTAGAGGATTGTCTTTTGTATTAAAAAATGCTGATGCACCAACAGCAGCAAAAGCAGTAAGAATAGTTACTAATCCGGCTGAAGCATGGAACATAAACAAAGTCAAAAGACATGCTGATAAAATAGCTAATGGGGCAGGTACAAAAGCAGTTAAAGAACTGTATAGCTCAACAGCTAAAGGTGCAGACTTTGAAACAATGTTTAAAAAGAATGCTTTGCAAAACACTCTGTACAAAAGGATGGGTGAAATAACCGCTGATAATGTATCGTCACCGTTTGTAGTAAATGGTTTTATTAAATCTAATCCTGGTTCTTTAGATACATTAGATGAATTAATGGATATGGAAGAACACTCTAATTACATTAAAAAATTATTTGATGAAACAAAAGAACATGTACAAGATCCATTAAAAAGATTAGAAAAAATACAAGATATAGCTAAAGACGATATTTTAAATTTAAAAATTACAGCACAAAAACAAGCTAATAAAGGCGATACAAGTTTAAACAATATGATTTTAACCGCTCAAGATGCGGGCAAAATACTAGAAAACAGAAATACTTTAAAGACTACTATTTATAAAAAGAATAATAAAACAGGTAGACTTGAGCCAAATGTTACAACAGAAAATACTGATTTAGTAAGAGAGATTACAGCTCTTAATGAAGGTTTAATAAAAGAAACATTCTTAATAAACTTTGCAGACAAAATAGCTAAAGGTCAATATTCGGAAAAAGAGTTAGCTAAAATGGCAGAAGAGTTTGCTAATGTACCAGCCAATAAACGCACAATAGATACGTTAGCAGCCATTATTAGAGGCCATGGGTATGACTTTATACCTACTGATTTAAAAACGAACCTATTAGCCTCTAAGGGTGCTTTAGCTAAAGAAGCCGATGAATTGTTTTCAAACTTATCCCCTATAGATTTTGTAATTATAGGCAACGATACAGCGGTATTAAGAAGTTTTGCTTCAGACAAAAAGAGAATAGCTGCTACAAAAAAAGATTGGAAAGAATTAATCGACGATAACATTACTCCAAAAATCATAAAAGAAAACGGAGAGCGTGTAGTTGTTTTAAAAATTAAAGATAAAGATAAACTGTTTGCTGCTTTAACACAGGAAATAGGAGGGCCAAATGTTATTGCCCAATCTAAAGCATGGCAAGAAATATTATCCAAAATGGAATCAAATAAAGCCTTAACTATGGATGAGTTCCTTTTTGTTAAAGGTACAATTGAAGATCATTTAGCTAAGAAACATATGGACGGTAAAGCTTTAAACTTGTTTGGTGATCAAGCTAAAAAAGCTAAAACCGATAAAGTTATACAAGATAGTTTATTTCCAAGCACATTATTTACTGGTTCAGATAAACCACTTGGATGGACGCCAGGGCTTGGTCAAGCATTAAAACAGTTTGTAAAAATAAATAAAACAAAAGACTTGCCAAGCAGACAAGATTTAACAAGATTGCATACAGCATTGAATGATATTGCAGAAGAATCTCAAAGTGTATTTAAAAAGTTTGTTGATGAAGTAAATGAAAATAAAAAAAACTTAGATCCAAGAGAAGCTGCTAATAAAGTTTTTAATGACACTTGGAAAACTCAAGCCAATGACGTAGCTAAAAATACAGATGATTTTGTTAATCGTAATTTTGGTGGATCTTACAAAGCATATTTAGATTATATTTTAACTACCAGAGATAAGAATAGACATACAACAATAGCAAATCAAATACGAAAAATTGTAAGAAAGAACTATCCAGATGGTGATGTACCAGAAGAGTTTCTTAGAAATATTATTTTAGATTATGATACTTATCTTACAAAATTAGATGTATGGGAAAACTTAATTAAAAAGTATTATGGTGGTGGTGAAACTGTAAGCAATTTAATTACAAATAGAAAACATTTATCTGCTGTAATAAAGAAACCTTATAGAGAAGGTAAGTTAGGTGTTGGAGAACAACAAATGTTGCGAGCCAGAGCGTCTAATGTTTTTGATCCTAATGTTGATACATTTAGAGAAATAATAAGAAGATTAGAAAGTGCTGAACCTGAGTTAGCAGGTAAAGCTGTAGTAAAACCAAGATTAATAGCAGCTAAAACAAGACAGAAAGCAAGGTTAAATAAAGATGCTCCTATTGGTACAGCATTATTAAGTTGGGCTTTACAGCAAAGACAAGGAAGAGCAGCGCAAATTAGATTGCAAAGATTTGTAGATGAAAATCCAAGACAAGTATTAAATATGATTCAAGACCCTAATATAGGTGAAATGAATTTAAAATATGGAAAAGATTTATACAAAGAATATGCTGAAATAGCTAAAACCATACCAGGTGCTGATGCGGCTTTTATTGATAAATTTGCTGATCAAATGGCACAAAAGCACATTCAAAGCATTGCACGATTAAGTCCAAATGATCGTTTAGAAATGATTAAATGGATGATGGGATCAATGATTAGACAAGGCACAATGGATTTAAACATTAAATCTTTAATGCACAGAGCTAATATGATTGCTGGTGACTCTGTTGTTGCATTAGAAAATACATATAATTCACTGTTAAAAAATGCAGACCTAACAAAAAAACAAAAAGATACTTTGTTTAAAGAAATTAATAGAAGATTTTTAGGTTTTAATAATGTCAATACATCATTGGGTTCAGATGCGTTTGGCCAAAGTTTAAAACAATTGCGTTCTACATTAAAAGGATCTGGCGCAGTAGATGCTGATAATCTATTAAGAAAATCACTTCGCATTAACAGAATGAACGCAAAAAATTTAAAAGGAGCAAATGTAGCATTAATATATGGTCCTGAGTTTTCTAAAACCTTACATCGCTTAGAGGATATGTTGTCGTATGGAAAGTTAGATACACATTTAGAAAAGCTAACGCCAGCAGACAAGACTAATTATACCAGAGCTGTTTTAAATATATTAGATGACGCAAGGCGTTTAGGTACTGCAAGTATGCTTGGTGGTGCATGGATGCCTGGGCTTGTTAATATAGTTAATAACATTGTTGGTATGCCTACAATAACCGCAGTTACTTTAGGTAATAGAGGTGCAATGACAGCAATTGCATCACCAGGAGCTGCCCTTAAAAAGTTAAAACATACACCAGATGATGCAATCGTATTTACAAATGCGCGTGGTCGTTCATATACTAATGCAGAATTAAAGTATTTAATGGGCAAGCACAATCTTGGTTTAAGTCAATCACAAGTAGTATTAAGCGACACTGTTGCTGATGAAGTGTTTAGAGATTTAGGATTATATGTATCCGGTATGCCTAAAGGAAAAGCTAAGAATATATTTTCTAAATATGTAGATCCAAGATACAAAAATATTTATCATCGTATAAACATTGCTGTTGATCAGCATATTAGAAATCAAGTATTTATTAAAGGCTTAATGGAAGGTAAAACACCAGAACAAGCAGCAGCTTTAGCAAGACGATCTATATTTGATTACAGTGCATTAAATCAAAATGCTAAAAATATGCTTAGTCGATTTATGTTGTTTACTACATTTAGAATTGAAAACATTAAACAGACTATTAATGGGGCATATAGAATCTTAAAAGATGATAAGCCTAATATGCTTATGTCATATGTGCGTTTGCAAAATCAAAGATTGCAAGATGCAGATGCTTGGTATCATTCATCAGATGAAACTAAAATGAGACTCCATCCTATATGGAAAGCATTACAAACAATTAAAAAAGATGATTCAGAATACTTAGCTTCTGGTCCGAGAATACCTGCATTAGAAGTAGTTAATACTTTAGCTGAAGCAATTAATTTTACTATGAGTGATAGTAAAAAAAAGAATGTAGCTTCTGTGATGAATAAAATAATGACTGAGCCGGGCTATCGTCCATCAATTGAATTGCTTATTGATATAGCGCAAAAAGATGATCAATGGAAAGGTCAAAGAGTACCAGATAAACTATTATACTTTTTAAGAAACACTAATAATTTAGATTGGTTTGAGCAGTATTTTCCTATGGAAGATATTGAATTTGACAAAAGAGATTTTGATAAACCTACTTATTTTGGTAGACGTCAAACAGGTGAACCATCAGACTTTCCATACGCGACACAAAGAAGATGGTTAAATAAAAATGTTGCTAAAAATTGGGCTATAACTGAATGGTTATTAATGTTAGCGGGTGCTAAACAACCTATATACAGCTCAGCCGGGGCATTAATGGCAGAAGATATAGAGATTGGTCGTGATGTGTTTGGATTAGAATTAGGCTTACCATTAACGCCAGGAAGTGATTTTGGTATTTATTCTTTAGGCACAGGATTAGAGTCTTATAGTGGTACACAAAGATATTTTAAAGTTAGTGAAGATAAAAGAAAACAAAATAAAAAATTAGATTTTTTAATGAACCAAGAATTAAAAAAATTGAACCAATATAATACTGGAAAACGAAAGGATAAATAAAATGCTTATACATAGATCATATAGAAACGCATCAGATGAAACAGACGTCAATATATTAGATGGATATGATGCAGCTAAATACTCAACGCTTGATTTAAACCCAGGTGGAAACATACTTGCACGCATATCAGGAATTACAGTGCAATTAAAATCTTTAACTTCTTCTGGTTCTGGATTGCCAACTGCATTAACAATGCGTATTACTCGCGATAGTACTGGTGATAGCTGTATTATCACTGATACGATTAGCAGCATTGCGCCTGGTGTATCAACCGCTACAAGTGGAACCGCAGACTATAGAGCAGATGTTGATGTTGCATTAGCACCTGCTGTCGTATATGTATTTTGCAAAACAAATACTGGTACTGCTATTGTTGATAGTGTGACTATTACCTACGAGCAGTAGATGATTTATGGCGATCAACGATGTCTATGGTCCATCAGGCGGGACCTTATCCAATGAGACTTTTACAGTCGATTTAACTCCACAGTGTGACGGCACTACTCAAACCTTTACGATGCCCGAGGTGTACAGGTCAGGCTCTCTTAGAATATTCTGGAATGGATTGCGAATGAGAGCCGTATCTATATCGGAGTCTACGGTTAAAACATTCACATTAAGTGTGACACCAGCAAACAACGACAGTTTGGTGGTGGATTATAAACGCGGCTAACACTGGAGTTAAACATGGCTGTACAAATCTCAGGAGCACAGATTAAATCTGCTGCTATTACTTCAACCAATATTAATTTTACTGGTTCTCAGAACTGGCACTTTGCAAATACCCAATCATTACGTTGGGCTGGATCTGCTACCAATAGTGATGATCTTGTAACTAAGAAAGACCTTGACGGAATAGCCGCAGGTTTGCATTGGAAAGATAGTTGCCGCGTTCGGTCTACTGCAAACGTTAACATAGCAAGTCCTGGTGCTGCTATTAATGGTGTCTCACTTTCAAGTGGTGATCGTGTTCTATTGGCTGACCAAAGTACTGCATCACAAAATGGTATCTATGTATGGAATGGCGCAGCTTCTGCCATGACACGCGCTTCTGATATGGATGCTGGTGCTGAGTTTCCTGGTGCTGCTGTATTTGTACGAGAAGGTACAAGCAATGCAGATACAGGTTGGGTATGTACTAACGATGCTGTAACGCTTGGCTCTACTGCTATTGCTTTTGCACAGTTTGCTGGTACTGGTACTGTTGTTGCTGGTAGTGGTTTAACTAAAAGCGGTAACACCTTGTCAGCTATTGCTAATGGTTCTACTATTAACATCTCAGCATCAGGCATTAAAGTTGCAGATGCAAGCTTGGCTAATGCCCAGATTTCAAACAGTGCAGCGATTGCCTATAGCAAGTTAAACTTGACTGGTGCTATTGCTAATGCTGATTTGGCTGGTAGCATTGCTGACTCTAAGCTTTTGCAAATTGCAACGGCTAATAAAGTAGCTGGTTCTGCTGTACAGTTAAATGGTACAAGCATTGAAAACTCTTCTGGTTTGAGAATCAAAGCACTTGGAGTAACTGACGCCATGCTTGCTGGTAGCATTAGCAACGGTAAGCTTAGCAACAGTAGCATTACTGTTTCTGCTGGTGGTTCTTCTACTGGTGTTGCTCTCGGTGGTACTATTACCTATGCTGGAAGCGGAGCTATTCAAGTAGCTGAGTCTTCTGGAACCATTACCTATAGTGCACAAGACGCATCAACTTCACAGAAAGGTATTGCTCAATTCAACAGCACACACTTCGGTGCATCAGGTGGAACCATTACAGCTAACAACTTGACTGTTACTGCTGGTTCTGGTTTGGCTGGCGGTGGTGCAGTTACCCTTGGTGGTACTGTTACACTTAATGCTAATGTTGATGACTCAACTATCGAAGTATCTGGTGATCAATTGCGACTAAAGAATAGTGGTGTCACGCTTGCTAAGATTGGTTATCGTCCATACATGGAAGGTGTTCAAGCTAATGCTAACCAAACAACTTTGGATCTTGCTCGTCCGTTGACTGCTAACTGGGATTCTGGCGTACAGATTACCAAGAATGGTTTGGCCTTGCGTAACATGACAGCTCTTGGTGCTTCTGCTGCTGACTCAGATGAGTTTACTGTCTCACTTACTGGTGGTGGTAGTGGCAATGCTCGTATTACTTTCGGTGCTGGGTTAACTGCTGGTGATTCTATTGTAGTTTCATACATCGCTTAATGTGGTATATTGGCGGGGAGGGGTTAACTCTCCTCGCCATTCATTGGGGTGTGGAATGGATGCAACAGTATATGATTTGCTAATGAACGCAGGGCCATTGGGTTTATTCTCTGTATATTTGATTACAAAAAACAATAAGCTTGATGCAAAGTTAGATAAGATTTTATCTGATGCGCGTCAGACGCAAGACATGCAAGAAGAGAAAGCATTAAAGCGTGAAGACCAATTGCGTACTCGATACGACAAAGTAATTGATGAGCTTAGATTAAAGTCAGAGACTATGCGTAACTCTATAGTTGATAAGATTGATTTCTTAATCACTAACCAAAATGGTTTAAAGAAAGAAGTAGAACTTATGGGCGTTAGTGTTGATACGTTAAAGGATCAAATGAAAGAGTTTCAATTAAAAGAACTTGTAAAACGAGAAGCAAGTAAAGCATGAGGTTTAAAATGGAATGGTGGGGATGGCTATTAATTGGTACAGGTTCTGGTGTAGGTGGCAGTGCTGTATTCCATTGGCTTAAACCACCACCTCCTCCTGTGATTGTTAGAGAAGAAGTAGCCAAAGAACAAATAGAAGTACAAAAGAATCTAACGGCTACAGATATATTAAAAGTTCCATGCTCAACAGAGTTTATTAAAGAACACAGCTACGGCTTATGTAGAGAGCTTTACTGCCGCATGACTACGCGAGGCATAGACAGCAAGACAAGTGGCGATGAATGTGAAGATATAAGCAATGTAAACAATAAGACTGCAATCATGTTAGTCTGTAAGAACGAGGATGTTGATAAACAAAAGGCATGTCTCGAATATTTTGATAGGAGATTGTGATGCGTACAGCATTTAAAGCCAGCAAGGTAACCATAGATTCTAAAGAACACACAGTTAAGTTTAATAAAACTGTACAGCATAGCGAAGACATATCTAAGACTGATGCAATACGAGACAGTGTAGATAAGAAGCTAAGCAAGCTTGATGTTAAAGTGATTGGCATAACATCTATGGGATACTTTGATGAGACACATCGGTTTATGTTTCACATTGGCAATAAAGATGATGGTGTATGGCAGAAGCGAGGCCAGATGACGGTTAGCTTTTCATGAGCAAATACAAAGAAGAAGCTAAGAAGCGTAGCGAAGAACTCAAGAAGACTAAGAAAGATATTATAGATTTTAACACTGGCTTGTCTGTTGCACAGTTACAAGCAGCACAGCTATTAAAGGAAGGCTATAGCAAATCGCGTACTGCTAAGGCTGTCGGTGTTCATTTTAATACGATTACTAACTGGCTAAAGAAGCCACAGTTTGTAAAGTACTATGATGAATATGAAGTACAGGTTATGCCATCGGTTGATACTGTAACAGAGCTAACGCCAGAAGATGTAGACATGCACCTGGCTCGCTTGTTAACGCCATCTATTAATGCTTTGGGTCATGTCCTAATGGATAAGAAGGGTTCGGATCAAGCGCGTGTTAATGCAGGTAAGTTTGTATTGAATACAATCTATGGTCGGCTATTGGATAAAGGTAACTACAATCCTGGTGAGCTGGACGAGCTTAGGAAAACATTACAAATTGTAAATAAGAAAGCTTAATAAAAAATCCGTCGCCCGCCATACCTCCATCAGTGCATAATTTATTACAGGTAACACAATGAAGAAGCCTAAGAAGATAGTCGCTAAGAAACCAAAAAAGCCCAGCAATAAGAAACCTATTGCTAAGCCATATAAGAAGCCTAAGAAGAAGTATTAAATAAAGAAACCTGTCTCTCCAGGTTCATAAACTTATTGTATCTAACTGCTTTCATGATACCAGTGCCTGGGAATATATCGTCAAGCGTATCATTTTCTTTTACATTTAGTAAATCAATAATCCATTTGCAAAAAGCTACAGGCTTTGCACCAGCTAAACCCTTTCTCAAGGTTATGTTGCAAATCAAATGATCTTTTATCGTGTCTTCATATCGTTCACGCTTTACTGATCCTTTAAAAATAACAGGCTCCCATGTGTAACCAGGATTTACATTAGGTTTAAAAGCACAAAACGGTTTAACCCATGATGCTACCCTTATGCCTTTCGGACATAGGCTAAGAAGATAAGGCAATGACGATGAAGAGCATGATAATGCCCAGCCATCATAGGAACAATCTAAATAGTTAATCAATATCTCATGGTTAACTTCTGCACACAATGCTTCATTTTTGTAGTGTTTTTTAGCTTGCCCTATGTATGGTGGATCGGCATAAGCGAAACGCATTATCCTGGTAACTCTTCTCGGCAGGTCATACCCATACCTAAATAGAAACGCAATGCTCTGGCTACTGCTCTGGTTTCAGCCATTCGGATATAGGATGGCACCATCATCTTAGAAACATTTTGTGGGCTTGCATCTCCATGTCCGTTGTATGTTCCCCTTGGTCCCTTAACAGTAGCTATAAATACTGCTGTTTGCTTCTCTGTGTTTAGGACTACGCTATCAGTCTCTATTGATTCAAGCCCATTCAAATGCGCCAAGTGAAGTAGACCAGAAAACAATACATAGTTTTTTCCCTTTAGGTTTACGATGAAGCCTTGGCTTTTCATCATTTGGATTAGGTTTTCTTCTTCATCTTTTTGTTTGGTCATTGGTTCTTTCTTTCTATGGTCTTCGATGGTAGCACTTGGAAAGTATGTTTCAATCAATGCGTCCAGCTCTGCAGCTCTGTCTGCTTTGACATACCATATCTTCTTTTCTTTGTGGAATTGTGCATCCAGGTTTGCTTTAATATCGTCTTGAAAATGTGGATGAAAACCACCATCGACATAGATATGTCCGTTTACTTCAGCGATCTTAACGATGCGATCGGTCTTATTCATTGTAGGTTGCATGGTCATAATACTGTTCCTTTAAGTATGTATATATGTTTATCTCATGGCCCATTAGTAAGTTAGGGGAATGAATGATGAGGCCAGGATCATCTATTCCAAGTTGATAAGTTATGTCTTCCCATATTGGATGTGTCTCTTGAAAGAACACCATATGAGGAGAGTTAGTACCGAATGGTACAAGCATTAAATAAATAATTCCATCTACATTGTGGGCTCCTGCAATAGTCGAGAGATTGCCTTGCGATATGGGTTGACCCCTCGGGATCGTATCTGCTCCAGGTTCTGCTGCCATGTCTCCTCCAGTGTAGACTCTTGTGCTGTTAATGGCTTACCATCTCCATTGATATAATAATATCTGATACGGTTATGTCTTGCCATTGCATTATCAAGATTGTTTACAATGGTTTCAATCGTCGTTTCTTTCTTAGCCTTTCCCAAATCACAAGAGCAAGCGCAAGTGAAGTGATAACAGAATGGTTCGCCATGATAACGACCAAATGATTTAGGCGCTTCATTGTAGTGTATCGCAATCCATCTCATGCCATGCTGATTGCAGTCATTGCATTTGTTGTATGACTTTATACCTACGCTTCCATTGTTTTCAGCTAAGACATAATCCCTAACGACTCCCAATGGTGGAATGAATGAAGCAGTAGATTCTCTCATGAGTCTGCGAATAGCTGCAGATAAAACCTTGTCTGGTGTTTGTGCAAACTCATAAAGCCATATCGATAGAAGCTTGTTTACATGCTCTTGTCCACGTCCCCAATTGGTGACAAACTCTCGGAGACTTTCTTCTATTGTCATTGGATGAGCCATTAGTAATCTCCTGCTGGTCTATACTCTCCACCATACTTGGGCAAGAGATACCCATTTGGGCCATATCGCCAATCACTTAGGGCATCATATGCCTTGTCAATGAAAGACTTATTTTCTGGCTGATTTGGGACGTTTACGGATTCACTCCAATCCTGGGCCTTTTCATTGTTGCCATCTATCTTCTCTTGGTTCAGAAAGTTTCTACAAAAATGAAAGCCATTATCTCGCTGCCATTTGTAGTCTTCACTCTCCATCGCCCAGGATACAATCAGGTTCAACTCATCTACTGTGTAGTTATTTTTCAATGCTGTCCTGATAACCCTGGCGCACTCACCGTTGACTGTCCTTGTCTTTGCATTGAATGAGAACCAATGATTCCAAACGTCACCGACTTGCTTGGTAACCAGTTCTGGCTTGCATCTTTTTCCCAATGGTTTTTTAGTATAATTAATTATATCTTTACTCTTACTCTTACTCTTTACTATTATGTTGTCTGTCTGTTGGCTGCTCGCTGGCCGATTGCTGGCCGATTGCTGGCTGGTTTCCACTATTGAAAGACGTACTGGTCCCTTGCTCCTGGCCGATTGCTGGCTGATTGCTGGCTGCTTAGTGGCCGACTCCTGGCCGATTAATTTTTGGCTTTCTTCAAGAACCTTTCTGGCTTTATGTCTGCTTATTTTACATGCTCTTGCAATGACCCTAATGCTTAGTGTCTTGCCTTGTCTTAGCTGCGTTATGGTCCAGTAAAAACATTCGATGTCAGATGCTGGTCTGTCAACATCTACAAATGTATATCTTAGACCCTGCGGTATTGGTGTAAATAATCCGTTCAATTTGATAGTCCTCTGTTTGTGTGATACGTTCATGATGCAACACGTTCCTTTGTTGTGTGTGTAAGGGGAGGACATTAGCCGAGCAGCCATGTCCTCCCCTTTTTTATTTGGTTCGCCAGTCTTCTATGATGGAATATAGAAGGGTTGACTTTGTGCATTGGTTGTCTTGACAAGCTTGCTCGATTGCTTGTGCCTGGTCTGTTGTTATTCTGGTGGATATGCTTGAAGTCTTCTGCGCTCTTGGCTTGCCTTCATACGTTCCGCCTTTCTCTTTCTTAATAATGTCCATTGTTATGCTCCTTAAAATGGTAGTGGAAAGTCATCGTCAAACATGTCCTTAGGCATGTCTTCTACTGGATAGCCCAACGCTATGTAAGCTTTATCCTTTGTGATAAGCGATTCATTCATGATGGATTCAACGCTTAACTCAATGGCTGCATTGTGAACGTCGAAGAATGTAGCGTCATACTTTCCATTCTGTTCATCCAACACCATGCTTAAAGCGTAGATGGCTACGCCCATTGCATGATGCCAGTTAGGATGATCTGTTGCTATGTCATATGGTGACGCATGGTCACAATGAAAGTCTTCATCGTATCCAAACTCATCTAAATATGCTTGTGAATATCTACCCATTGTTTGTCCTTATGGTGATTAGTGTGTGTGGTTCTTCATCCTTTGCACAGTACATATCAATACATGTTAGATGCCATACAAGACCATCATCCTTAATGACGTTAGCCGATTGCATACAATCTAATACATGCTTTGAAAGGTTATCTATGTCTGGCCTTTTGTCCTTTGGTATAGGGTTTGAACTGTCCTTAGCCCTAAGCAATCGCTTTGGCCTCTTGTGAAAAAACTCTATGACCATTTTGATAGGTCCATCTATCGCATCGCCAAGATGTGACGATCTCAAGATAAAGACATCCGCTTCTTTCCGCTTCGTATATGCTGCAGGTTTGTAGCTTCTGCCTGTCCTGGTGAATCGCTGTCTTGGCAATGCGATAGGTTGACCTTGAAGACGATAATATCTAATCATCGAATACAATGCTAATGTTATTGTAGATCGTGCTGGCTGTGATCTGGATGTTGCTACAGTCAAGATCGACGAGAGCGTTACAGATTGCGCCAACAATGACATAATCTACAGTATCCGATTCAAACTTTATCACAGTTCGCTTCTTTGGTTCTTCTTCGATTGTTGGTGTGCTTGATTTAGTTTCTTCTTTCATCATCTCATTCCCGGGTAGTGTGTGTTATAAAGCCATTCTCTCTCTGATTGTTCTACTAATTGATCTCTGATTTCTTTTAGCTCATCAAGCAATCCCTTTCGGTACTCCTCATCTGGTAGATCCTCCAGGCCCATCTCCTCTTGAAGCATATCCAATGGCATGTCTTCAAAATCGTTAAGCATTTTATGCGCCTCTCTTGGATCTGTTATTTCAGATTGTATATAATTGTAGAAGTTCATTGTCTTCTTTCTCCTTTGTTGTGTGGTGTGTGGTGATCGCATTGAATCAAGGAAGTCACAAAAAATTAAAGCTTGTGACATCTCAATGTATGGGTTCATGTCATTGTCCTATTGTGTGTGTGATGGCCTTCAAAAATATCCATGCCGCTAATGGGTAGCAACACGCTAAGATGGCGAAGGCTAAGCCATCCATATGTAATTTAAACGATTGCTTAGTCATTGTCAACGCCCAAATGAATGAATGGTTTCGATTTGTCTTAGCTCATCATTGGTCAAGGCTATGCCTTGTCTGTGTTTGGTCAAGACAGATTCAACCTTCCTGATCCCATATGCAACAGTAGACCAGTTCCGACCAAAAAAACGTCCCATCTCTGTTAGCTGTATCCTATCTTCGTGCAGCTTCATAAGATACCATGCTGTCTGTCTGGCTCTGCTAACCCTATGGTCTTTGCCTTGACGTTCAAACATGTATGATGGGACTTTAAACCT